GGAGGAGATATTATTCATCGACAAATAGCATTAAGCACAAGACCATGACAGCCATAGTAACCACAATCAAAAATGCCGTCAAAGCAAAGCTCGAGACTCTGATACCAACTACGCTCGGACAGGTCATTGTCGATGACTTCAAGCAGAGCAATTTTTCATATAAAGATATTGGCGCATATCCTGCTGCTATCGTTTCTTCTCCTGCAATCGACGGTGCGGCTGAAACGAATCGTGACAACCTCCGATCTCATACATTTGTAATTGGAATTGTGCAGAAAGGAGAGAATGTCACATCAGCAAACGATATAGAGGAACTCATGGAGAAGATCCTGAATGCCTTCGATGAAGACCCAACACTTGGAGGTGTTGCAAATGGTGGATGCGACCCATCCTCTTCAACACCAGAGGCCATATCGTCGGTCGACGGTAGCTTTGTGGTCTTCACGGTGACTCTGAAAGCCAAAGCCATTAAAAGTATATAAATAATTTTATGCAAAAAATATCAAAAAATAAAATGATAGATGGGGAAGGGGTGAAAAACAAGACACTCGAAGAATACTTCTTCTCTGGAGGGCTCGAATATGAACCGCAGACCATATCGGCCGAGAGTCAGGAAGAAGCGGAAAAGATATGGGTAGAAACGAGAAAGAAAGTCGATAAGCCATTAGAAGCCAATAATATAAATCAATAACATGTCAAAAGGAATAGGAAGATTAATACAGTTCGGAATAGCTAAGGAGACGGTCCGTGGCACACCCGAGGCTACAGCCACATACTGGATACCATTCTCGGAGCTTGATCTTAATGAGAAATTCACTCTCATAAACGATGAACAGTCGAGAGGAATTATTGAGGACGCAGTCGGTCAGAGCAAAGTAAAGGAATGGAGCGAAGGGTCGGTCAAGGCTCCGATCGGCGATAAGCACTTCGCACTCATATTGAATGCGATACTCGGCACACTTTCAACAGGAGCAAATCCTGATGCATCCGGGACGGTTAAGGATCATACAATCACGGTCGCCCAAAGCTCCCAGCATCAAGCACTTTCGCTTTTCATTGACGATCCTCTGGCAACTCAGGATTATAAGCATGGAAACGGTGCAATCTCATCTCTTGAAATAAACTACGAGCTCAACAAGTTTCTGGAGTACACATTGAATCTAAAAGCTAAAAAAGGATTGACTGCAACACTTACACCTTCGGCTACAACTGAGAATAGATTCATGCCACAGCATGTCATGTTCAAGCTCGCGTCCGCATATGCAGGATTGGGAGCAGCATCAGCTATGAACATCAGATCGCTTTCATTAAAGATTGAGCAGAACATCGAAGACGATGATGTTCTCGGTAGCGTTGCACCGGGAGACTTCTTGAATAAGCAGTTCGTAATTACTGGAACACTCGAAGCTCTCTGGCAGAACGAGACTGATTATAAGCAGGCGGCATTGGCGACGACCGCAAAGGCCATGAGGATAGACCTCAAGAATACAGATGTGACGATAGGGACGGCGGCCAATCCAGAAGTTCGCATCGACTTGGCCAAAGTGATATTCAAGGAGATCACGAGGCCAGTGAAAATTAATGATCTCGTCCGTCAGACACTTTCATTTAAGGCGACCTATAGCATCTCCGACACATTAATGATCTCGGCACTCATTACTAACCTCGTAACCTCATACTAATCACATGGAAAGAGAAACAATAAAACTCACAACGCCAGAAAGAAAAGAATTGGTCATCAAAACCTACATGAATGCAAAAGAGAGGAATGCTATCAAGTCAGCTTTTCTGGAAGGTATAAAGATAGACCCGAATAATATCGCCAAAAATGGAAACGGCGAGATCCTACAAGAATGCGATGCCTCGATCATGCTCCGAGCCGAGAAAAGGATGTTTGAGCAATTGATCGTCTCCTATGCAGGCAGTCCCGAGAATATCGCCGATCGTATCGAGCAGGCATCTCCTAAGGAATATGACTTCGCTGTGGATGAGCTTAACAAGATCACGACGGGAAATTTCGAGAAGGCGAAGTAGCCTACGTGTGGGAGAGATACTTCGCCGGACTGAAAACCTCCCTCACGAATGATATGGCGCGGGCATTGATCTGTAGGGAGATGAAATGGACATGGAGCGAGTACGACGAACAGCCTGCTGGGTTCATAGACACGATAGTGGAAATGCTCAAGGCCGAGAGCAGGGAGATGGAAAGGAAAAGCAAGAATATCAAATAAATGGAATCAACAAGCAAACTACAAATATTAGTGCAACTGAGAGATGAAGCTTCGACTGCAATTCGAAGTTTGTCTAATAGCCTTTCCGACATGAGCGGACAGTTTGGCTTTGCTGGAGACAAGGTTGGTGCTCTTGCTGGTGTTCTCCAGACAATTGGCGCGGGAGCTATATTGAAGACTGCTATAGGAGATTTCGCAGAAGCGGAAGTACAGATGACTAGATTTGATGCAATCATGGCGACTTTACCTCCCAATCTCCAAGCACTCAAAAGCCAGATTCTTGCCCTCTCCGATGAAGCACTCTCTAAATTTGGATTCGATAATGAAGAAGCGGCGGTATCGATAGCCCGACTGCTTCAAGCCACACAGAACGGTCCGTTTGCTTTTCAAGCATTCTCGGCTGCTATGGATCTTGCTCGATATAAAGGAATTGGACTTGAAGATTCGACTCAGGCACTCATTCTTGCCTTCCAAGGAAATGCTCGTCTTCTGAAGCAGTTCGGAATTGAAGTTGATGACCATGCATCAAAAGAGACGATACTAGCGGCAATTATGAAAACTGTGCAAGGGCAAGCGGGCGCATATTCACAGACTCTTCAGGGTCAGTTAGATATTACGAAACAGCTGGGAAAAGAAGGGTCGGAATCATTGGGAGGACTGTTTGCACCAGCAATTGAAATGGTAACTCAAGGTCTACAGAATTGGGTAGCGGCGCAGGGAGGCATAAACAAATTTCTGGAAGAACATAGAACATTGCTCATAATTGTGGGAAGTCTCCTGACTGCTCTTTTTGTTGCTGGACTTATCGTGGCTATAGCGGCAGCCCTCACATTCCTCGGACCTCTTGGACTTATCATAGCCGCTATTGCCGCCGTGGGTGCCGCAATTGTTTTCTTTTATACCCTCTGGGCGACACAGTGGGAAAACATCAAAGGAGTATTTCTTGCGGCATGGAATGGTATCAAAGATTTCTTCATGTCTATTTGGAATGAAATTGTGAATCTCTTCAATGAAGGAATAGAGAAAATTAAAAGTGCCATTGCATCGGTTCAAAGCGCGTACAGATCGGTTGTCTCTGCTATATCGGCTCCCATAACAGCTACGGTGAACGCCGTAAAGACGGTGGTATCGAAGTTTGCTGATGGTGGCATTGTAAATGGTCCGACGCTCGGGCTTGTCGGTGAGGCTGGTCCCGAGGCAATCATCCCATTGAGCAGGATGGGTGGAGCGGGAGGAATAACAATAAACCTGAACGGTGACTTCTATACATCGACGGAAGTAGCTGAAGAATTTGGAAATGAATTGGCACGAATCATCAAGAATCAGATAAACCTCGGCGGAATCCGAGCATAATCACATGGCATTAATACTTAAGATAAACAATGTAGACCGAACAGATCATGTGAAATGGGACACCTTGGTTGTGACTGAGGTTTTGTCCAAGGAAGTTGATCGGTTGGAGTTTCAGATCATGAAAACGCCAGCAAAAACAATTCCTTCGGTGAACGATGATGTAACACTTGAAGAAAATGGGACGAAAATATTTGGTGGAGTAATTACTGAAAGGAATCAAATAATAAAAGGTGGACTTCTCATTGCATTTGATATTCGTTGCAAAGACTATTCTCAATATCTTGATAGGAAAGTAGTGGTCAGGAATTACACAAATGTTACTGCGCGCTCAATTGTGCTTGAACTGGTCTCTATATATACATCTGGGTTCACGACAAGCAATGTGGCTCAAACAACTCCATCGGTGGGATCAATTAAATTCAACTACGAGCAGGTCACAAGATGCCTTACACAACTAGCTGATCAGATAGGCTGGGACTGGTATGTCGATCCTGATAAGGACATTCACTTCTTTGATAGCGAGAATCTCTCGGCTCCCTTTGAGCTTTCTGATACTGGGGACAAGTACGAGTGGAATTCTCTAGAGATAAATAATACGATCACGCAGATAAAGAATTCTGTGTATGTGAGAGGTGGTGAATACAAAAAGACGATTATTGAAGCAAACGCTCAAGACATATTCGTAGCTGATGGTGTGCAGAAAGTTTTTCCCCTTTCATATAAGTACGACAATATCACGGTCAATGATAACACGACAGTAAATACTGTCGGCACTGATCAGCAATCGAATCCTGCCATGGTTGATGCGCTCTACAACTTCAATGAGAAATTTATCAAGTATACGAATGCTCCAGTCTCTGGACATACCATCAAAGTTTTTGGTGATGCATATATTCCAATTATTGCCCAAGTACGCGATCAAATATCGATAGCTACTTACGGAGAATACCAGGCTGCTGTAATCGACAAGAGTATTACTTCGATCAATGAAGCTCAGACTAGGGCGCAAACTGAGCTCAAAAAATATGCTGAGTCGGTATATGAGGCTTCATTCAAAACAATCCAAACTGGATTGAAAGTTGGACAGAGGATCAGAGTGTACAGCCAAATCAGAAATATTGATAAGACATTCAAGATAAATAAAATTACAGGAAAAGTTCGAGACAGCGTGTCTATGGAATATACGGTTTACCTTATTGCCTCAGGTCAGGTGTCATTCACAGATATTATGGTCGATCTTCTGACTGGCAACAAGAAAAATATTACTATCGCCTCAAACGAGGTGCTACAGCGTCTTGAAATATTCGCCGAATCTGCTGATACGAGCGATTCGGTAACAGCCAGCAAGGCAAGTGGTCCGTACAAATGGGGACCCGATCCTAATGCTCTGGTCTGGGGGCTCGGCACATGGGGATAACTGAAATTATATGAATACACAAACAGAAAAATTACAACCGAAAGGGAAGTTTCGAATCATTACTACTAAAGCCGGGACGAGTAGTGTTCTTCGTATAAGCGAATGGTACTTAAATTTGATAATGCTCGGATCAAATACAGGTAAGACTCTCATTCTACAAAGAATAGCTAGCGTCAACACATATTCATTGAATCTTACTCATGCCGATATGGGTACAGGCAATAATCCACCAAACGCATCCGATGCTTCACTTCAGACTCCGCAGGCTCGAGCTGCAGTCGGATCTGGTTCAGTTTCGGGAGCTACAGCGACTATGCAGTTCTTCTTCGCAGATAATGTACTTCCAAACGGGACATATACAGAATTTGGATCATTCGTTGATGGAAGCTCTGGCACAAGCACTGGAAAGATATTTAACCGCGCACTCTTCGGTGTTCCGTATACCAAAGGAAGTGGAGAGGATACAACCATAGAATTGCAGATATCAATAAACTGACATGGCAATACAGCAAGGACAACAAGCGGTGGCAGCAGATTTCGTCAGTACATCTGGCGGTGCCGGTGATGCTGGCAAGGTGTCGAAACTAAACTCAAACGGAAAAATTGATAATTCTTTTCTGACGGTAAAATTCGGAGGCACTGGTGCTGATGGATCACTCTCAATATCCTCAGGAACTATATCAATTAATCTTGGTGGTGCTTCGGTTGTAGTGAAGAACTACACCTCAATCTCAATTACCGGAACAGGTAAACTTGCATTCACAAATCCAAATGCGAATGGAACATTTGTTGTTTTGAAATCTCAGGGTGATGTGACACTAACATCATCAACTGCGCCGATGATTGATTGCAGAAATACTGGAGGGGCTGGAGGTGCAAGTGCGGCAGGAAGTATCGGGACATTGTCTTATATCACTGGCAATAGCGGACATTCGGCGCAAATATCATCTTTGCAAACCAATGCAGGTGAGGGTGGATGGGTTCATAATCCGTCAGTCGGTGGTGTTATACCAACAGTCTTCGGAATCTCTGCAAATATTTTCACATATATATTATCAAAGTTTAATTTTCTAGCATTTGCAGGTGCAGGCGGTGGTGCTGGAGGAGTTAGCACTGGCAATGCAGGATCATTTAATGGCAATACTGCTGCGGGTGGATCAGGAGGTGGCGCATTACTCATCGAATGTGGCGGTGCATGGAACTTTACTACTTCAGGAGGAATATCTGTATCAGGAAATGTTGGGAGCAACGGAAATTCAGGAGGAGGTGGTAACACAACTGTAGCTGGAGGTGGAGGCGGCGGCGGAGGTTTCGGTCTTGTCTTGTATAACATTCTGACTGCTAATTCTGGAACCTTTCTATGTGT